ATCAACATTTAATGCATTTGATATATTTTTTGATTCTATATCAGCATTTGCTTTATCTATATTAAAATTATAATCTCTATTATCTATTGATCTATTATATACATCTTTTTGCATATTTTTAAAAGAGTTTGCAACTATATTTTTATCATATATGGTATCTGGCAAATTTCTATATATATCATTTAATTGTTGTTGAGTATTGGCTGAATTTAATGCATTTATTATTGAAGCAGTATTATTCTTTTTTATTTGATTGATTTGATCGTCTTGTCTTTTTTTATATTTGCTGCTAACTTTTTCTAATCCATCAAAAGCATTATTTATAAGCATATCTCTTTTTGTTAATAAAGTTGTTATTGCATTTGTATAATTTGGTACAGCCATTTTACTCTCCTTAAATTCTCTCTTTTATCTGGTTTTTCTTTTTCCACTCTTCTGAATTTACTTTTTTAACTGCATCTTCATAACTACTACCAGCCATTTGTGCTCTAACTATCTCTTGATCTCTTAACCTTCTATTATAATCTTTTGCTTGATTCGTATAATTTTGTGCAAGGTATTTAGATTGTGTATTCCACATATCTTCTGCCAATTTTCCTTGTTTGTATCCACTATATATATCCCATACAGATTTAACAGCTGGAAGTGCATCAGAAAAGCCAAAACCCCTATTTCCATACTTATCTATAGAACCACCCCAAAGTTCGTTTAAAAGTCTTTTATATGTACCTTTTTTACCATATAAAGCATCTATATCTATACTTTTTGTTTTTGGTTTGATAGTGTTATTATCTTGACCTTCTAATGGCTTTTTTTCTATATAATCTATGTTTTGTGTTTTTAAGTTTTCTGGTTCTGGTATAGTTATATTTTTTAATTGCTGTTTTTGGTATTTATCAACAAGAGGAGCATTCCATATTGCTTCTTTGTTAATATATTGATTATCTGGCAATAGACTTGGATCATTATATGGATAATAGCCGTATGGTAAGCCTTGATTTTTAGATACATAATCTTGAAGAAGATTTGTTTGACTTGTTGGTTGTGTTTGCATTGTATCTTCATTTACTATAGTATTATTCCAAAAATCTTCTATCTTCTTTTTTGCTTTTGGGATATTTATTAATAAGTTATTTGCCATTATATTTTCCTTATTTTTTGAAATTATAAAATTATAACGAAAAAAGTATCAATGTATTTGATTAAAATGGATCAAAGTAAAATGGATCAGTGGTTCTTTCATAAAAATCATCAATATCTTCTGGTTCTTCTATTGATATCATTTCAAGATCAAGTGGTGTAAAACCACTTTTATCTTCTATCTCTTTTTGTAATTTTTCTATCTCTTTTTTATTTTTTTCAAATTGCATTTTTAATTTATTTATATGTATTTGATTCTCTTTTAGATATTGCTTTGATGTAGAATCTAATAAAAATGATGCTTTTTTAATATTTGTATCAAAATCTAGCATTGAGTAATTTACATATATTTGTATTGCTCTAAGTACTGCTCTTATTTCATCTGACCCAATCTCTGAAATTATAAGATCAAGTACTCTATTTACAATATAATATTTCAAACCTTGTTTTATAATTTCTGATGTAATTTGTCCCCAGCTTAAACTTGTTCCTCCAGATGGTATAGCTGCAACTATTGAAACTATAGTTATTGCAATTTGTAAAAAACCTAAAAATTCTGGTGTTTCATACCATTTTAAATGTGTTATATGAGCTGAAAATATTTCTAGTGTTACTGCATATCTTCCAAGAAGTGCTTTATCTTGTGCTGGTAAATTATTATATATTTGCCAAAATAGTGGTATGTGAGAACCATCTTCATCGTACTCTATTATTGCTGTTTTTCCTTTTCCACTCTTTGTTATATATGTAGATACTTGAAGATCAACAACTCTATATGTAGTTTTTCTTAATTTTATATCTCCATTATTATCTTTATAAGATTTATATTGTGTTATCTCATACTGATTATCAATGGAATACTCATATTTGTCATATCTATATTGATCAAGCGTTGGTTCTATATTGTCTGTTTGAATTTTAGATATAGATTTAAACGATACAGTTTTATTGTAATGATTTTCTTCATATCTTATATGAACATTTGTTGTATTTGAATATAAACTATAAATGGCTTCAAAACTATAAAATATCGCTTTTAGAACCACATTGTGTTGCGATTGAAGATTTAAGCTCATAGATATAAAATATGAATCTAAATCATCTAAAGATTGTTTTTTATCACTAAAAGAGTTGTTTATAATATATTTTGTCACTCTATTGTATGAGTCTGACAAATAAGCATTAAAAGAGTTTATACTATCTCTATATTTTTCAAAATTATCTTTTTGTGATCTATTGTATTTAAAATACTCTTCATATGCTTGATCGTTATGAGTTCTTTCTAATTCTTGCAATGTATAAAGATATGGATCAGCTCCATTTGGGATATTAAAGTTTGGTTCATCATTGAACCAACCCCATGTTTTATTATATATTGCTAACTCCTCTTTTAATTGAGCTACTATCTCATCTTTTGTAAATTGTGTGTTATTTGTTTGATTATATGCATCTATTTTTTGAACCAATTCAGATTCATATCGTAAATCATTTGATGCATTTTTTGATGAAGAGATTACATTGTCTATAAAGTCTGTTGATCCAATTCCTATTTTGTTAAATAGTGCTTCATATATTGCAAATTCTTTTTTTTCTTGTTCTGATAAATTTTGTATAAAATCATTTCTTTTATGTGAAGGTATTACAGAGTGACCAATAGAATAATCAGATACCTCATTCCAATCATTAAAAACAAATTTATTTTTAAAATTTGTTCCATCAAATAGATCAAGTATTGGAAAACCAGTAAAATCCAAATTTGTTACTTGTGGTTCATATATTGACATATATGGATATAGATTTTGATCATAATTTATTATTAATGTCTCTTCTATAGTTTTATACACATTTTCTGATACTATTTCTATCATTTGACTTTCAACATAATAGATAATATTATTTGTAGTTGGTTTTATATCATAATATATCTCTGATCCTATATGATATTCGATCCAATCATTCTGTTCAACTATATTATCTATTAAATATGTTCCATTTCCAATTTCTGCTTTATATCCATAATATTGTGGATCAAAAGTTTCATCTGGATTGTCGTTATATATTCTTGTTATTGTCTTTGTTTGTGGTGTATCTGGATCAGTTGGTATGTGGTTTTTTGGAAGATAATTTATCTCTGTTGTAAGCTCGTTTTGGTTCTGTGATGCAGTTCCAACTCTTAATGCCCATTCAAACATATTTGGATTGGATATATATAGATATGTTATAACAGGTGTATCAAGAGAGGTAAAATGAGAAAATAGATCGTATGCTTCTTGTATCAATGAACTTTCACCTTGATATGTAATAGATTTTACATCAAGAATTCCATTCTCCCAACTATGTTTAGCATATTCATATAGTGCTGTATTATTTATATGATGACCAGATTTTACAAATTGTAATAACTCTTGATAAAGATATGTATTATTTAATTGTGCTGATAGTGCTAAATTTTGAAGTTTAAACTCTTTATCATTTTGTTCATTTATAAATTGAGCACTTGTAGATACAGATATTACTTTTTTACCCACAAGTTACTCCTTTTAATTATATATTAAGTCTATGTGGTTGGATCGTTTAATCCTATTTGATTAAATAAATCTTTTAATGTATCATCTATATTATGAATATTACCAACTTTTCTAAAAGAATCAGGTATATCAAGAGCTTGATTTTGTGTGTAAATAGTTGTCCAACCATTTGTAACTATCTTAACTGCTTCTATTTTTACTTTATCTCTATAACCTTCTGCTTGAGCTTTATAAAGGTTGGTTCTCTCTTTTGATTCAAGAATTTGCTGTTCAGTCGCTTTTGCATTTAAAAGCTCTTGTATAGCTTGTAACTTTAATCTTTTTACCTCAAGTCTAAGTTTTGCTTCTTCATAAGGTAGTGTTTTTATTTTTATTAAATCATCAATAGAACCACTCAAAGCTGTTGGTAATAATTGAGCAAAAGCAGTTGCTACATCATCACCAGTAAGTCTTTGCTTTTTCCATTGCTCTTCAAGAGCATCAGTTATAAATTTTATATTATCTTGTTTTATCTCTTTTAGTTTTGTTTGATAATCTTCATTTTCTATTGAAGTTGGTATATTGATATCATCAAAATTTATGATATCATCTAGTGTTATGGAACATTGATCAATATTTATACTACAAGCCATTTTTTAATCCTTCAATCTGTCTGTTTTCCTTTGATCATCTGCTAATTTTTTTATCTCTTCTTTTGTTAATGGTGGCAATACAGATATAGCAAATTCTGGTCTTTGTTCATACTCTATTCTTGTTTGTTTATATCCATTTGGATCTTTGTATTCTACCTCTTTTTTGTATGAGAATGTTTTGTTTACTAAATACTCATATATACAATATTCTATATGCCACTCTTTCCCAAATGGTATTACTCTAGCAGCTATAGTGCCATATTTTGCATTTCCGATATGACACTCTTCTGCTTTTTTATATTGAGTATCTGGATTCATATTCATAATTTTAACTCTTATAAGCCTTTTTGCTTGTTTGAGTTTATCTTTCTCTTCTTTTATCTTATATGTATCTAAATTTTTATCTAGATTCATGTTTGATACATCAACACCGGGTGCTAACATAGATACATCTATGTCTGATTCAGCTATATCATCTATTGTACCTGCTGTTGGTTCTTTTGTTGGTTCTGGTTGTGGTTCTGGTTCTTCTGTTTGTGTGATAACATCTGGTTCTATTTCATTATCATCTATCACCATATTTGGATTCTCTTTTTCATAATCTTTTATTTTCTTCTCAAGAGCTTTATATGTTATATCTTTTTTGTAATAGATACCATATTTGTTTGCTTTTAGTTTTAGTTTATCTAATTTACCAAGTGCCATATTGTTTCCTTTTATTAAATTTTGAAAGATTATATCAAAAAAAAAGAAAATAATTGAAATATGAATTTTTGCATATTTTAATTGATTTGAAATGTAGATATTATAGATATATAAAAAACAAAAAGGAGATATAAATGGATGATTTAATTCAATTAACATCAACAGAGAGTTTCTTGCAAAAAACAGGTTTTACAATGACATTGAAAGATGTTGCAGATCAATATGGAAAGGAAAATGGTAAGCTTGTAAAAAGTTTTGAACAACAAATTAATTAATTATCAGAAGATAGATTTAATACTTTAAATTACTGGCTCGACACGGTGGCGAGTCAGTCAGGTACAAATAATAAAGTAATAAAAAAAATAAAAACATACAGAATGGATTTAAAAACATTAATTTGGTTTATTGCTAAGTTTGATGCAAACCTTAGATTGGATATTGTCAATTTTGCTTTTTCTAAATTGGAAGAATCAAACAAGATAGATATAGATAAAGCTATTGAGATTGCTAAAAAACCAAAAGTATATGAAAATGGATATATGAGTGTTAGAGGTTGTATTGGTGTTGCATTTGATGATATAGAAGAGCCTGTATCTGAATCAGATGTATGGGATGCTTTAGTTTGGAATGGTATAGCTGTTACAAAAGCAAAAGTAACTATAAAAAGAGTGTTATCAAATTCAATGGAAAACATAATTGGTAATTCAAAGAAAAATACAGTTGTATTTGATCCAAATGTAGTTAGAAACGCTTATGATAAATGGTTGAAAGATGGCAAACCAAAACCAACTGAATATGAAAGATTGAAACAAGAGTTTGAACAAATAGCTAATTATTACCATGAGATGATGGAAAAAGCAAAATAAAAAAAAATATAGTGAATTAAAAAAAAATTTCAGATGCAGCAATTAAATATGTTGATGAATTTTTGTTAGATGAGAACCAAGAAGAGAGTTAATCTCCTCTTGGCTCATTTGCAGTTGGTTCTGCTACAATTCAGATATGAAAAAATCATATTTGAATTATATTCTAGCTGTTACAAGCCCTTTAATTATGCGTTCTGTACGCAATGGTAAGAAACCATAGTAGGCTCTGTATGAGCAGAAACCGCTTTCCCCATATACATCATGTCTATCAGCTATATCACTACCCGGTTTTTTGATAATAACTCTCCATTTGAATTTATCACCAAGTCCTTTTTGACCACCATGCAATGTAATAGCATTAAAACTTTCTTGACCTACTACAAGTATAGGGAACACTTGATAAGCTCCACTAGATGTTTGATAAAAATCAGCAGTTGCACCTGCTGCACCTTCACCAGCTAATACCATATCTTGTACTGCAACAATTCTGAATTTACCAACTCTACCAGCTTCATTCTCAAGTACTCTACCGGCACTAGCATAATGTTCAACAGATACAAAAGCCTGTTTACCATGATAATCTGTCATTCTCTCAATATCATTCATAAGTTCTGTTGGAACATAAGCAACTCTAGCATTTGGAATAACTCTAGTATCAATTTTAGTTGAACCAGTTATCATCTTCATTGTTGTTGGCATATAGTTATCATCTGCCTTTTTAGCCATAGCATTGAAAAATGCATAATCAACAGTAGATGTGTTATCGAGTTGATTTTGAGCTGTAGCAGTACCGCCATACATGACTACACCAGCATTATCTTGTAAATCTAACTGTATAGCTGTTTCAAATATCTTATTTGCAGCTTCTGCAGCTAAAGATGTATAATGCATATAAAGCTCTGCATCTGAATCAAACATCATCTCTTCTTCACTATATTCCCAAAAGAATTGAAACTTTTTCAATTCACCAGATATCTCATATCTTGAGAAACCCAGTCTGTTGCATTTATCTTCAACAGTATTCGCTACTATACTGTCCGTCCACAATAATCCTAAGATTAAAGTAACTGCTATATGTTTCCATATAGATGAGACTATATCAAGAACCAATGTTGCTTTTGGTTCGTTGCCGTTTCGAGTACCAATAGCTTGTACTCTACTCCCTTTTTCTTTTATGTGGCATTGGGATAGTCGTTGGACTTTATTAAGAAATTTCAAGAAAGACTCCTTATTAATTCATATCTTGCAACAAAAGCGAGTTTTCTTGCCTCAAGCTCTCCATATTTTTTACAACTAAAAGTTTTTATCTTTTTTTTATGATTTCTATAAACATGAACAACATATTCTTTTATGTTATTTCCATTTATTCTATATGATATATTTTTGGCTATAGAAAAAGTTCCTCTTTTATTCACTCTTAAACCATTAGATATAGAGTGTTGTATATTTTCTGATGGAGTACACCATTCAAGATTACAAGCATTATTGTTTAGCTTGTTACCATCGATATGGTTTACTTGAGATTTATTATATGGATTATTGCAAAAAACATCAGCTACTATTCTATGAAGTGCAACTCTTTTTCTTTTTCTATCATTTGTCCACATAGAAATTTTATAATATCCATTACTTCCAATATATGGAGATAATATTTTTTTTAATTTTTTATGTCTAACATTTCCAAATTCATTCACTTCATATTTACTGAAATTTTTTACTTCTTTCCACACTTTTCAAATTCCTTAATTTTAGTAACGGATCGCCTTCAACTTTACTTGTTAAGGTGTTCCCGTTTTAGGCAACTTTTGATATACGATTACTCGCATAAAAGACCATTAAGCAGCTATTGCCGCCAGAATCCTACCACCTGTCTCTCTACCATTTGGGAATCTACCTTTAATTGTACCCGGATCACGAGAAGAACCCCATAAGTTACCATTTGCAGTTATAAGACCATTTGCATCAATACCTTGATCATTGATGTTTCTATCATCAATTACTGGAAGATATCTATACATTTTAATTGTCTTACCACTATTTAACATCATTTCTCTAGTTGTAGCTAGTTGTTGAAATGTCATATCTTTTCTGATATCCATAATTGCTTTTTTCAAAAAAGCGTATGGAACAAGTTGTTTATTTGCTACTTCAGCAGATGTAGCTCCTATACCATCTGCACCTGCTGCAAATTCAGCTGGATTTACATTTGATTGCCTAACCCCATAAGTTGTTGGTTCTGCAAAAACATTAATTGGATGTTGTCCTGTATTTTCTATAGTTGCCATTAAATACTCCTTGAATTTTGAATTTTACAGTTATATTCCAAACTGTCTTTTAAACATTTTTTCAAAATCCTCATCTGGCATTTTATCTACATCTATTTTGGTTAAATCAACAACTCTTTTTGAACCACCAGTGTTGAACTCATTTCTAGGCATTATTTGAACTGGAGGATTGAGTTGTGGTTCTATTCTATTTTGTTGTTGTATTTGCTGTTGTTGAGGTTGTTGTTGAACATGTTGCTGTTGGTTCTCTTTTTGTTGCAACAATTTTATTGCAACATCTTCATATGCTCTAATAAATGGAATATTTAAATAATTACCAAATATTTTTCCTTTTTCTATTTCTTTTACAACCTCGTCATATAAACCAATTTCAATGTGTTTATTTAGTGCCAATATTTTTTGAGGATCACCTATTAATTCCTGTTTGGATACATCATCAAATGAAGACAATACTTCAACAGTCTTTTGATATGTTGGACTATCTTTCAATTGATTGTTTATCTCCTCTAATGTTAATTCACGACTAACATCATATTTGTTTTTATCTGGACTATATTTGAAATTTTCATCTTCTATTAAATCACTTACATCATCAAGCGATATATTATTGTCCTTTATTATTTGTGAAATTGCCTCCTTATTACCTTGAGCAGCTTCAAGCAAAGTAATAAGTTTACTTTCATCATCTAAACCAGCTTTTTCTATTTTTTTTACAATTTCAAGCTTTGGCTTAATGTACTGTCTATCTGAATAGTATTTAGAACCAAGCTGAATCAACTTAATCATCTCTTCTGGAGTTGGTTGAATTTCAGTCTTATTTGCTTTAATTGGTCTAAATAATTTTTGATAATCTTCTGGAAGCTTATCAAATAACTCTTTATCAAACGGAGGTGTAAAATCATTTACCTCTGATTGAGAACCACCATCTTGTGCTTGTGGATCATTATTATCAGAGCTATTTTCTTGTTCCAACTCTTGTTGTGGTTCATCTTTAGTACTGTCTTGTACATTACTATCTGTATTGTTTGAACCAGAAACTATTTTGTCAAAGTTTTTAATAAAATCTTCGTCTGACATATTTTCTAAATCTTCTTGATTTAAACTTTGATCATTTTGATCAAAATTGTCATCATGTTGATCTATATTGTCATTTGTGTTGTTTTGTTCTATTTGGTTTGTTTCCATTTACCAATATTTCCTTTCTATCTTTATTAAATGAATTTTATCATTATTTTTTAAAAAATATTAATTTGATTCTTCTTCAGCTTCTATTTTTTCAAGCTCTTCTAACTCGCTAGGTGCATTTTGACCAGCTATAATTATATTATTGAACCATCTTTGTAAACCAGATATAGCAATAATTTTTGCATCATTCATTAATTTTAATTTCTCATTTCTATATGCATTATCACTATCAACTATCTTAACTGCATTTGCAGCCTCTTTTATAAAAAACTCTTCTTTAATAAGATATATAAAATCTGGATTTTGAGTTAAGTTTTGTAATGCTTTTAATCTCTTTATTGCATTTTTCTTCTCCTCTTTTAAATCTTCTATCTCTATTGAAAATGAAGAATCTAATTTATTGCCACTATTTTTAAATGTATCCATTGCTATCCTTTTTATTTTGAATTATTTTTGAAGTATAACTAAAAAACAAAAAAAAGGAAATACAATAAATGTAGGATAAAAAAAATGGATATTTTAATTAACTTCAACTCATTTGAAAAGGAATATCACAATATACCAACAATAAATATGTTAGATTTTGGTTTTGGTGACGAATATCTTTTAGATGATATAAATTATGCAGATATGTCTGATAAAGGACATGGTATCGGGCTTGGATCAGGCAATGGTAAAATTTGTTTAAAAAATGGCGTTGGAGATGGAGGTGGATCAGGGGATGGAAAAGGTAATAATGGCGGTGGTGATGGAAATGGATCTGGCAATGGGAAAGGCAATAGTGATGGCAGTGGACTTGGAAGTGGATCATGGAAAATATTTTTAGATAACATAACGAATATTACTATATAGGATAAAAGTTATGATAAATGAACATATATATTTTATGGAAAAAGTTAAAGATACAAACTTAATAGACAAAAAATTAACTCAAAAAGATTTTTCATTAATGCAAAATGATTATTTAACTATGATAAGTTTAACAGTAGGAAAAGGTGATGGTGAAGGTGATGGTGAAGAAAAAGGATTTGGCTTTGGAGATGGTTCTGGTAATGGAGAGGGAAATGCAGATGGTAGTGGATATGGAAATGGATATGGAAATGGTCATGAATAAAAAAATAGATAAGATTGGATGAAATTATGGTAAATGAATATATATATATTATAGAAAAAGATTATTCAATTAATTTGGTAAATTATAACGATTTTGGTGTTGGAATTGGACATGGTGAAGGTAGTGGAAAAGGATATGGAAATGGAAAAGGAGAAGGATTTGGTAGTGGCGATGGCAGAGAAGAGAAAAAAGGTAATGGTTTTGGAAGTGGCGATGGATGTGGTCATAGTAATGGGTATGGTGTTGGATTAGGTAAGGGTAATGGTTACGCAGAGAGCATTTAAAAGGAGAATTTATGAAAAATGGTAGTAACGATGGCGGTAAAAACAGTTTTTATACAATAGATAGAGATATGATATACAATATTGTTGATTTAACTATATACTTAAAATTAACAACAAAAGATATTGTTGATTTATATAAAGCTTTTGATTTATTAGATATACAATATACTCCATTAAAAACATTTCCTAAATGGGTAGAAGATGTTGATACATTATGTGAATATTATGGATGTAATTTCTATTTTGGGAATATATTAAAAACAATGTTTATTCACTTAGGAAATAGACACTCTGGAACAAATAAAGAAAGAGAATTAAAAAAAAGAGAGTGGTATCTCAATAGATTAAAGCAACAAAAGAGGAGAAAAAATGCATAATTTACATATAGTGACACTTGAAGCTGATAGTAGAGAAGATGCTATAGAAAAAGTTGTTGATGAAATAAGTGGATTTGGCAATGAAGATAACTATTTTAAAATTGCAGGAACAATAGATAGAAAAAAAGGAAAATTCAAAAAAAGTGATAAAAACGCTAGATTTCAATGGTATGATTCAGAAGAAAAAATAAATAGTTTTCTAAAAACATCGCTTAAAAATATTTATGATATATCAAATATAGATATAAACAATACACAAAATAAAATGGAATCTTGGATTGTTTTTATGCATTATAGACATAAATATCATATATTTGGAAATGAAGATATAACATTATGGGATGGTGGTGAACTATATTCATATAAATTTAATGAAGTTGGATTAACAAGATTTGATGATGAGAAATATTGCAATTTTGCTGTATTGATAGATATGCATAGTTAAGGAGATTAAAATGAAAAAATATAAAAAGATAAAAGATGATATTTTTGCAAAAATTTGTCTATATTACGATAAGGCAGAAGTTAATTATCTATCTGACAATATTAGAAGAAGAGGATTAAAATTAAGTTTTACAACTGTTAAGAAAGATGATGGTTTTGAAAGCTATACTCCAATGGATTCAGTAAATTTCAAATTTCATCTAAAAACAATGAATAGAAGAAGTGCAAAAACTGAAGAAAAAATATGGAAGAAATTAGAACCACACCTTGATCTACTTTTTGATATGTATATAAAAAATAGAGACAGCAATGAGATATTTGATTATTTAAAAAATAATGGAATGTTTGAAAAGAATTTTTAGAACCACGCATGTGTGGTTCTAAATAACTCTAAATTGATAAATGAACCACCTCCTTAATGATGTGTTTCTAAAATTAATTAGATTTATTTCTATTTCTGATATCTATTATTTGAGCTTTTAAATCTTCTAAAGCCAATTTTTCATTTGTTATTTGAGCTTGTTTTTCAAGCTCTTGTATATGACTTATTCCTTCTGCTTTATCAATAAATTCTAAATCTTTTAAATCTATATTAGCATCTATCTCTTCTGCTTTTTTAGTTTTAAGTAGAGCATCTGCCATATTCTCTTTAACAGAACTATCATAAACAGCAATTTGTCTTTTTAGCAACTCTATTTCAAGTTTTTGTCTCTCTTGTTCAAGTGGATCAGGTTGTGGTTCATATTTTCTTAACATTTCAGCTACTTCTGGATCGTTGGAGTAATCTGCTATTTTAGCCATTAAGTTTTTAGTTATATAAAATGGCATTTTTTGCCCAAGTGTTTGGAGCATAAATGACCATTTTTGTATCTTCATTTCGTTTTCTTCTGGTGTTGATACTTTTAGTTTTACATCAAATTTTCCATATAATTGATCTCTATTAATAGCTAAAAATTTATCGTTTGTTATTTTAAATATTTGACCATCAGTAAGATACATTCTGTTCATTGAGATTATCTTTTTAGCACATCTCTCAAGCATTGAAACAAATCTTCTAAGTATTCCAAGTTCTCTTTTAGTAGTAGCATCAAGCGTGGTTCTAATTGCTGTTGCTGTTGCATTTAAGGCAGATTGTGAATTACCTAAAGCAAATGGTTTTTTACCAACCATCTCTTCTGCTTCTTTGCTTTGCATATCTATCATATTAAAAATTGAATTTCCTATTTCTGGTGGTGTATGCATATAAAATGCATCTTTTGGATTTATCATAGGATTGTATTCATAATCCTCACCATTATCATATTTTCTTTTATTTACTGGATCAAGGAAATCTTTTGGTCTCCCTTCTTGTGCTGCTGCACTTCTACCAAATATATCAATAATTGATCTAGTCATTGCACCTATATTTTCTTGATTTTCAGCTATTATCTCTGCATCTGGTTCACCAAAATTAGAACCAAACACTGGTTCAAAATGGCACATTTCAAATGGTAATTCATTAAATGGTAATGGATTTGATTCAAGTCCTATCATAACTTTACCAATATATGTAGCAACAATAGGTACTGTTTTTCCATCACTATTTATATCCCAATATCCCCAATACTCTTTTACTGATAATACTTTTCTTGGATCATCTTTAAAGTTAAAATTTTCATATCTGTTTGAATCTTGTTCAGTTAAACTTTTTTCTAAATCTACTAAATCTAGATTCTTATATTTGTTCTCTTTTTTTAAATTTGATAAATTTGTTTCATACTCATATATGATAAATTGAGCTTTATTTATATCACCATTTGCTGTTGGATCAATAGTAATCTTTTTATAGTCACATGGCTCTAAAATTGGATGATTTTTCGTCATTTCTTCTATCTCAACTACTTTAGAGCCAACCTTCTGTTTTTCTGTCATTATTTTTCCATTTTGATCCAATTGTGGTTGCCCATTTTGATCCAGTACTGGTACAATAGAAAATACTGGTTCTATTTTTTTAATTTTTTCATATTTTCTATTCCAGCCTATTTTTACTATTAATGTACCTTGATTAACATATATCCTTGTTGCATTATTTAAAAATTTTATAAAATCCATCTCTTCACGGAATTGTTGATTTAGAATGATTTTATTTAAAAAAGATGTCTTATAATCTTCATGAGTTCTTGGTTCTAGTTCAAATAGATCCTTCTTAGCTAAAAGTGGCTCTTCTATTATTGGATATGTCCATTTAGCCATCTTTTTTATTATTTTTGGTCTTGTTCTTGATCTGTTTTTACCATATGATATATTTTTAGCTTCATATAGTTTTAACCAATTATCTATTTTTGAGATAATTTTTTGTCTATATTGTTCAGCATTTATATAATCTTTTTCTAAATCTTTTACAGTTGGTGGATTCTTCCAATTGACAAGTTTTTTTACTGATTCCTCTTCTATCTGTTTTAGTGAATATTCTACATGATCCATGTTATCTCCTAATATCTTCTTTCAAAGTGTACACAATCTTTAACACTTTTCCAAGACCCACCCCAAACATTATTTGTGTTTAATGATTCCCAATATTTCCCAATATCTTCATATGCTTTACATTTTCTTTGATAATGGTTATTTATAAATAAATTTAAATCTATTGCTAAAGATTTAAGATGTCTGCTATTTAAAGTCCATGATAAACCTTTAGCAATATATCTTCTTTGTTGATACATTGTTCTTTTTAATTCACCAGAAGTGAGTTTATATCCTTTCATTTTTGCATATAATATCAATTCAGATACATCTTGTAGAAATTCCCACTGTTCATCTGAGAGTGAACTATCAACAATAGATGGCTCATACACATCTTCAAAAAAAATTGGATATACGAACCAAGTAATTATTAATGCATATATTATAAGTATTGTTAAAAAAATTTTATATATCATATTCATT